GGTAACGACCTGCTAATGTACCAACTCTTTCAATACCCATGTTGTACTGATCCTGCTCAGGAGCCGCGTTTGATACGTGGAAGTATTCCAAGTCATCAAAAATCGCACTGATTTCAGAAGAAACAACGATCCAGTTAGCTCCACCTCTTAATGTAGATTTGTGGATTTGTGCTGAAATTTGGTTGATTGCTGTGATAAGAGTTTGGTTCCAATCTTTCTGAGTGTAAGGAACTGCGTTAGATCCTAATCTCTTCCATCCATTGTAATCCCATCTTAAGTTCCAAGCTGCTCCTTTTCTAAGGTCTCTCAAGATTTCTCTATCGATTTCAGCTGCAACTTGTTCAGATAACAATGCAGTTAATTCAGCTTCAGCGTCGATGTTGTGGAATGCCGCAACGTCCTGAGCCATTTCTGGAGACCACTGTGCTCTTAATTTTCTTTCAGTTACAGAAACTGTTACTGACATAAGGTCGAATGAAACTTCACCAATCTTATCTTCGAATTCCAAGTTCTTATAGATTCTATAAGTAGCTGAGAACGCACTGTCATTAGCAGTAGTTGAAGAGAATGTTGAACCTGTGTAACCGTCTAATGAACCACCACAAGTGATACATACTGGTACTTGAAGATCAACTTCTAAGTAGATTTTACCTTCAGCATCACATAAGTCGTCATATTGACCACCGTCAGTTCTAGACTGAGGGAATGTTAATGTAGCGTTGTTGTTACCGTATTGTACAATACCTTTACCATATCTTTGAGTTACAACTCTGAACAAGTAAGGATTATTTACGTTTGCTGCCGTATTTACGTTAGTTGAAACACCATAAACTGTCAAATCAGATAAGAAAGCTTCGTTATCCATTGGTTGTCCATCAGGACCGATTAATTTACCTGCTCCAGCAGATGCAAAACCTGACATAACGATTAACACTTTTCTGTAGTTATCTTCAGTATATGCTGAAGGTGACAATAAACCTAGAGCATCCCAAGCAACTGTAACTACAGTTCCTGTGATTGCCGAATATTGTCCTTTAGAATAATCGAACAATCCAGGAGGATCCAAAGCTGGTTCGTTACCTTCGTAGAATCTATCGTAAAGGTCTTTAGTTGCGTTGTAGTCATAACCACTGTTAGGAGTTTGACCAGCCGCAGCGTTTGGAGAACCATAAGGTGCGTAGTGTTCAGAAGTACCTGGTTGGTAAGACTGAATGTTAGGTACGAAGTAGAATAATTTACCGATAGGTAAGTTCATTGCTTGTACTGAAACGATATCGTTTGCTAATAATTTAGAGAAAACTCTTCTAACAATAGGGAAAACAACTGTTTCAAATGCACCTGTATCAGATGTAGATGATGCTTCGTTAATTAAGTGAGAAGCTTGGTTTTCATAAAGTTGAGCTACGTTTTCTCTCATGTGACCCTTAAGACCCTCTAAGAATCCTAATTTGTCCCATTTGTTGATTGTGTCTTCTTTGATAACTTTAAGGTGCTTAAGACCGATGTTACCTACAAGACCTGATTCTAATAATGCTCCCATTTTTAGTATTTTGTTTTGTTTGTTTTATTTGTTTATTTAATTACCCAATTTTACTCATCAAATCTTTCATTCTTAAGAATTGAGGATTCTCATAAGTTTTTGATTCAATTAGGGTAGTTGATGAACCACTAGAAACACCTTTGTTTAATTTAGTTTCTACTGATTCGTTAATTGGTGTACTTTCAGTTTTAGACAATTCGTCTTTAATCGACCTGTAAAGATTTTTAGATTCTTTCAAAGTATCTACATTATCAAATCTTCTAAGAATGTTAATTTTTTCTTTTTTAGTAGTCGAATGTTCAGTGAATAATCTTGTAGCATATGCCAAGTTTGAATTGAAGATAGCAACTTCATTAAGTTTTTCTCTGAAAACATTTAATGCTTTTCTGTATTCTTCATTTTTCTCTCTCAACGTTGCAACTTCTGATTCTGAGGATTCGGTTTTTACTCCGTTCTTACCATAAACAAAATTTCTGTTTGGGGTAATACCTTTTCTAAGTCCTCTTCCTTCTTTTGAACCCATTCCATAAGTTCTTGCTGCTTCTTTAGTTTCCTCTTTTCCAAAAGGTTTCTTTTTTAAGGTGTTAGGTTTTTTCATTCCGTGAGCACCCTCTTTTGTTTCAGCCTTAACAACTTTGGATTTTTGTTCCATATTTTCACCTTTCTTGTATTCGAACTTTGGTTTACCAGTACCAACTGATTTTGGTCCTTCTTTCTTCTTCTCATCGAATCCGCCTTTAGCTTTATCTTTGTAAGTGAATTTAGGACCAGACCCAATTCCAACACCTTTAGGTTTTACTGTCGATTTACCTTCTCTAACAGCTCTTCTGTGGTTGTAAGATTCGTCCAAATCTTCTTCTTCATCCATGTACATTTCATCCATGTCCATTTCATCCATGTCCATTTCATCCATGTATTCTCCTTCTTCAAGGTCTTCTCCTTCTTCAAGGTCTTCTCCTTCTTCAAGATCTTCTCCTTCTTCAAGATCTTCTCCTTCTTCAAGGTCGTCTTCTTCGAATTCAATTTCATACATAACTTCTTCATCTTGGTCCATGTCGAAATCTTCAACATCTCCGTCTTTTGAGAAAATAGCATTGATTACATCTTCTGTATCAACATCCATGTCATCCATTTCTTCTAAATCCATCATTTCATCTATTTCTTCCTCGGACTCACCAAGCTTAACTAAATATTCTGAGTCAGTGTCAGTATCGCTTAAGTGAATATCTTCACCGTCTTTTTTAACGATGATACCATCTTCTTCACCCATAGCCTTGAACACCTTAAGAATTTCTTCGTCTGAAGCATCAGTCAAATCTATTGGACTTTCTTCTGAATCCATATCCATGTCCATATCAAATTCCATGTCCATTTCCATATCATCATCATTATCAACAGGCATATCGGTATCGATATCTGTATCTAATTCAATCTCATCTTCCATATCTTGCTCTGACAGAGATTCTTTTACTAATTGGTTGATTTCTTCCTTCATAGTTGAAGCAAGTATTCCTTTTGCATTCTGGGCGATTGCTTCTTCAACATTTCTCATTTGAATTAACGCCTCTTGTACTAAATTTTTATTTTCTTGCATAGAAAAAAATTGTTTATTTTAACATATAAATAGTACCAAAATTAAAAAAATTCATTTTACGATATCCCCAAAATAAAAAAAGTGGTCGATTGACCACTTTCTTTGTTTCAGTTTGATTATTGATTACTCAATTACTTCGTCGATTTTACTTTCGGATACTGCAGTGATTCTCCAATCATGAGTGAATCCTTCGTATTTTTTAGTCACTTTAGCTTCCACATCTGTGACAGAGTAACCTTTAACAAGTTTCTCTTCTCTAACTTTTTTAATCTTACCTGTGTTTTCATCAGGGAAATCATACTGAATTTTTGCTACAAAATATTTTTCGTCCATAATTTTATTTTCCTAAAAAATCGTCTAATTTTCTCATTAAGTCAACCGACTTTTCAACATAGTCGTTATTTTGTTTAGATTTTATTTCTTCTTCTAAATTTTCTTCATACTTGCTTCTTTCGTCAGGGTTAGAAAATAAATAAGCTCCTGGTGTTGATGGAGAAGATACCAAATCAAAACATATTAATTCAAAGTCATCTTGTACTTCATTTCTTTCTCCAACTTTTTTTAATGACCCAACACCTCTTGATGAAATTCCTAATGTTACTCCTTGTCTCATTAAGTTAGCCGCTTGGTCTCCTTTAGTTGAAACTATACCTCTTTCATGAAACCCTGGAGATGTCAATAATTTGAGTTTTCCCATGAGTATATTTTTATCCCACCATATGTCTGTGATAATGTGAGATACTCTGTCTAAGTCAATTAATGACGACTCAGGGTGGTTTAATTCTGATGTGGATAACCCCTTAGAAATTGCTTGCTTATATCTTTCAGATTCTCTTTTCAAAATCCTTTCAGGATACGTTCTTCCATTTCTATTTGGTGTGTCGTATTTTTGAAGAACTGCATAAAACTCAAATGGATTTCTATAATCTAAATTGGCAGCTTCTTTTAGAACATCAATATTATGAGTGTCTTTGGGAGAAACCCAACCTGCATCCATTTCAATCAATATACCATGGCCAAGTTCGCTCGCTTCTAAAATTCTTAAATTTTTCATCTAATCTTTTAAGATAAATATACGGATTTGGATTGTTTGCTAGTTTTCGTCTTTTTTAGAAATCGAAAAATCAAAGTATTTGTTTTGAATCACGTTATTTTTATAGATGGATTTGACTATAGTTTTTATTGATTCTTTTAGTTCATCACACTTGAAATCCATATCACGTAGGGTATATAGATTGATTTCCAAATTGAAAAATGATTTTTTCCCTTTAGATATTCCACTTGTCCGAAGGTCCAAATCAACAATATTTTTTTCTTGAAAAATTTTACAATCTATTGATTCATAAACGGAATTTTTTATTTCTCGTCCCAATCCTGAGACAACTCGGTTCCAATTATCTAACTCTTCTTTTGGTGTAACCCACGATTGAATATTTATGTAAACTGATTTTAAGTTTTTGGAATCTACTGTCCCATACTGTGATTTTATGGGATTGAACAGGTTAAGTTTAACACTTTTTCCTTTTTTCATTAATAATGATATTATGTACGTTTATTAATGAAATTATATACATAATATGTATGATTGTCAAAATTTTTTTATATTTGTGGATATTTCTAATATATGATAATAATAAAAATAAATCAGGGTAATCCCCTTGAGAAGGCTCTCAAGACCCTAAAGTCAAAAGTAATTAAAACAAAACAAAATCAAATTTTATTTGATAGGAAACAATATACAAAAAAATCTGTACTTAGAAGAGCACAGATTCTGAAGGCGAAACATATTCAAACTATCAAAGACCGATTAAATTGATTCTTCCAAATTTTTTAACTTCAAAAAGTTTAATTGGTCGAATTTTTCAGATTTAATTTTGTCAATCGTTTCTGAAATTTTTGTTTTCATGTCCTGAGAATCTTCATTGTTTTGAAGATTAGTTAGCTTGGATATTGTACTTTCTCGTAATGTTTCAAATTTTGTCTCCAAAGTTTTGATATCTTCAGAAACTATTTGAAAAAATTCTTTCTTAGAATTTTCATCCAAATTGAGTATGTAGTTATTAACAGTTTGATTTGCAACTGCAACCATAGAACTAATTGGAATATTTATATTTTCCTTGATAGATTCTTTTTTTGATGTAATAACCTTTAGAATATTTTTCTTCGCATTAACCCTTTCAAGTAAATCCACCCCTTGTGTGTAAACTAAAGTGTCAATATCGGAATAATTATTTTCAGTTTTTTCGGAAAGTGTGATTGGAAGTTTAATGCTTGGCAAAACTTTGTTTAATAGATTAATCCCTTCTTCAATAAAATATTTAGCATCTTGTTCTCCTAACCCTTGGGGTGAACTCAGTTGATCATATATTGCGTATGCTTTAGACATAGCTTTATTACTCAAAACGTTGTGTTTGAATTCTCGCAAAGTCTTCTTGAATTCCATTTCATTTTTGTAGGATTCCAAGAGATTTTTTTCAATTAGGGATTTTACTGTTCCGAAGGTCATTGTGTCTTTTTCAAATAAATATTATGAATTTAATAACTTATCTAAGTGTTTTGAAATTTCTCCTAAAGAATCTTGTGCTTGCCCCAAATTTATTATCTGAGATCCTTCAATTAAATTATTTTCCACTAAAATGTTAAGGTCTTTTTTCTTTGATTCTGGTGTTACTTCAGCTGGTGAAGCTTCTTCAGCTCCGCCTGCCGGTGGAGTTTCAGGCTCTCCACCAGGAATTTCTCCTCCTCCACCGAATGATGGTGGAGGTCCTAATTCCTCAGACCCATCAGTTGTAGTAGCGGCGCCTGCAGTTGGTGTTGCACCTGTAGCACTTCCGTAAAGTTTATCTATATTATCAAACAGTCCTGTTTTTGTAATAACTGTTGGAGTTGCTTTTAACTCTTCTCCTACGGCTCTTTCAATTCTTTGTTGTTGTAAGTCTAAACGAACTTCATCATCAGACCATCCAAATATGTGTTTCTTAGCCCATGTAGATGAGGTCGCCTGTATTCCATTTCCTGGGTCGGAAACCAAATCTTTGTAAAGTAATACTTTTTCTTTCCAAACGTCAATCTTTAATAAATCCGCTTGAGTAGAAGGATTTGTTAATCCTATGGTAAAGTTTGATAACTCGTCTTCAAAACCTAATAAAAATAAGTGAACAATAGCAATCTTGTTTAGTTCTGCCAACATACTCTTTTGAATTCTGTTAATCGTACGAGCGAAACGGATATCTTGTAACGCCAAGTTTTTACCATCACCAACAACTTCTTCAAATCCTAAGAAAGCCTTAGGTACACGAAGTGCGGTTAATAGTTTCTTTTGGATATATTCAATATCGGCTATTTCTGATAGGTTTGTTGCACCTGGTAGTGTTGTGATTGGATCTGGTGCTGCAGGGTCACGTACAGGAATAAAATAATCTTGGTCAACCGCCATTTGGTTGAATCTCATATCTACGTTACCTGTTTTACTATCAACAATTTGTTCTCTTTTGAACTTGTTAGCAACACGTTGTACGTATGCCTCGACATCGTCATCATTCATGTTTCCAACGAACACCTTAAACATTCTTCTCTCAGGTGCTCTTGATGTACGATAAATCAACATCGCATCTTCAGATAACAATAATTGTTTCCAAATTCTTCTTGCCTTTTCCAACATAGAGGTACCATAAGGAAGTTTTCTATCGTCACCCAATAATCTGAAGTGAGCAATTTCCCATGATTGGAATTCCATGTTTTTGTTTTTCCAAGTGAAGTGTAGTGCCTTTCTATCTTTATCAACTTCTTGTTTTACGTCCGTTGCAATTTTACCACTTGCACCTACCTCATGTCTTTCAATTTCAATTGTAGGTAATTGTTGTACTCCAACAATTCCTTTTTCAGGGTCTAATTTCAAGTAGACGAAGTTATCACCATATTTACACGTGTTTCTTGTCCACATAGGTAAATTGGTATTGATATCTAATGCGTTATTAAATAAGTCCGCCAATACCCCTTTTATTCTTTTTGATTCAGAATAAATTTGTAGAATAAATCCATCTTCATTTGTTGTGGTAGATTCTTCGGCATAAATGTCTAACGCAGCAGAAATCTCAGGAGTATATTCCATCGACTCATAATCGTATTGAGCAGATAACCTTGTTGGTTCATAGTAAATTGCCTGTGAATAAAGGTTGTTTTCTACCTTCGACCATTGATTGGTAAGGTAATATGTTTGTTGTGCTTGGAGTTTTTCTTTCTCGTATTCTTCTCTGCTTTTGGTTCGCAGGAGTTCCTTTTTATCAAACTTAAATGTCGGATAATCTTGGTTGAGAAGTGAATTCGGTCCAAATGTTTGTGACAATCTTTGCCAAACTGTCATATTTTGTTCTGCCATACGTAATTTTACTATTTACCCTGATAATATAAATAGTTATTTAGCACCAAATAACCAACCATATTTTTGATAATCTGCTTTACTAGCACCATTATTATTTAGGTTTGGGTCTCTACCCATTTGAGGTACCATTGGATTAAAAAATTCTGAAGTATTTTTATTCTCATTCACAACTGATGCCCATGAATTCAACATGGCTTTTGTGTGATTAACAACTTTAGTTAATGATTGAAATGATTTTTCAGCAACATAAATCGCCATGGAAAGGCCCATAATACAGTCATCATGTTGTCCTTTCTGATGGTCGGGTCTTCCATGAATATATATAAAGGTATTCATCTCATTATAAGTTCTGTGGGAATATATTTTGAATCCGTGTCTAACTCCCTCTTCAAATGCCGCAATAATTTGTACTCTTTTTGTGTTGAAGTTAATACCAGGAATTTTTTCATTTATTTTCGGGTCCCACTTCCATTTGTTAGAAGTATCGACTCCATCAACATACAATCCGGGTTGATATTGTAATTCTTGCATTTTTCTGGCGGTTGAAACTCCCATACCACCTGTAATATCAATTACACAGAATGCGTTGTACATTGTTCCCCATTTATAGGCAATTTCGGCTAATACATCTGGTGGAACTTTACCAACATATTCTAATACTTGTTCCCTCTCATCAAAATCAATAATTTGAATTGATGAAAAGTCCTCAGAGTCACCACGAGAAACGTCAACTCCCATAACGTACTTATGACCATTTACAGGTTCCTTAAAAATCCAAAGAGCGTTACCCATAAGTTTGGCTTGTGGAGGTCTTAGTTGATTTTTGGAAATGTTTTGCATCAACTCTGAATCGAATACGTTATCACCCGATCCTAAAAAGTTACATTCAAGTTCTTGAGCAACTTTACGTCTATCGTACTTGAGTTTTTTTACCATTCCCTCAAACCATGCAGAGCAAGGTTTATACCCTTGTGATATGTAATCCGTTACAATGGTATGGTCTCTTTCATAAGGATTATGATTGGCTAAGTTAATTACGGAATCTATAGGATAATCTTCTCGATTCAAAAGATAATGAACCAAATCATTCGTTTTTACCATGTATAAATCTTTTGTATATCGAGGGTCTCGATACCAAAACATTTCAGAGATTTTGAAATCATTCATACCTCTTAATGCTTGGTCATAGATTTCATAATAGATTGGGTCGTAACCGTTTGGAGTTGAAACTACGATTACTTTACCACCAGTAGATAGTGAGGCCATACAGGCAGACCAGAAGTCTCCATCGGCCTCGATAAAGGCTGCTTCGTCAAAAATAAGAATTGTTGGTGTATAACCTCTAAGAGCATCTTTGGATGTCGCCACCGCTTTAACTTCACATCCATTATTTAATTTGAAATGTCTTTGGGAGTTTTTTTCTACAGAGAATCTTATATCAACCCAATCAGGCCATTGTTCAATAAATGCCCTTATTTTGTTGGCCATTTCCACAGAGGTGTCCAACTTGTTGGCGATGATTAGAACTTTTTCAGGTTTTTCCTTTCTTGCAAACGCAAGTTTTTTTGACGCCCAAGCCGCGGTTACAGTTGAAACCCCCGCTTGTCTGTATTTTAATGCAATGTTTTCGTTGTAGCTTTCGTAATCTTCAAGTAGTGAAACTTGGTCAGGAAAAAGTTCTAATGGGACATACTTTGATACTGTATTATCGTATGTCTGTAAATAAGAACGAAGTGCATAAGGAGTACTCCTCATACACTTCGTATATTCTATTATTAATTGTTCTTTGTTCACACAGTTAAATCATATTCTGATTTATGGTCTTGGAATTCCCAAATCTCTATAAAGTTGGTCATAATCATCATCATCATCGTCTTCAAACCCTTCTTCTCCTTTGAAATCATCATACTCGCTCTTTGACTGTTGAGCTTGTTTCATAATTTCTTTGAATTTTGCAGTTGCCTTTCTTACTTTTGATTCATCTTCCGAAATTGCATTACCAATGATATCTAAAAATTCTTTAGCTTCTGTCTTGTAAAGAATTGAATAAAACCAAGGTACCAATCCTTTATTCTCATCATCATACATTTCGTCAGGTAATGCAAACCTCAATTTTTCAACAATTTCAGGTCCAATTCTAAGTTGCATCGGTTCGTTTGATAAAACATCCGTTACCCCTCTAACTTGTTGAGACATTTCAGGATCTTCAGGTAATCCGTGTCTTGCGATCGATTCCTCTAACCCTTTGATTATTTCATGACACAAAATTGGGAATATTAAACCTTCCGCAACAATTTTTGTATCAGGTTCATCTTCACCTTCGTCACCCTCTTCTTCGTCTTCATCTTTATTTTCTAACTTGACTTTTCCAGCAACACCATTTCCTGTTTGAGACATCATTTCAATCATTTGTTCCATAGAAAAATACATGAAGTCATTGATTGACATTATTTTCAAATAAGCAGGATATAATTGTGGGTCAATTTCATCCAACCTTTCTTTAATTTCAGGTTTTTGAAAAATATAATGACCTTTTTTTGCAGATCCTTGAACAAGAGCGTTAATCATATTTCTTTTATGAATTTCCAGCTCCATCACTTCTTCGTCAGTTAGGTTTTCAACGTCAAAAGAAGGAATTTCAGGTGTCTCTTTATCTTCCTTTTTCTTTGGTTTAGTAACTTGCATTCTGAAGTCCGAAATATTAATAGGTGATCTATTCAATAACGCCTCAATCGTAAACCAATCAGCAGGAACTTGAGTTTCTTCTAAACATGCGTCAATTGCAAGTTGTTCTAATTCTTCTCTATGTCTTCCTTCAATTCTTGTTATCCCTGGAACTTTACTCATCATTTCTTGAAAAAGCATTCCTTGAACTTGTTGGGAACTAAGGTCCTGTACTCCAGTCACTTGTTTCAACTTATCCGCAACTTTTCCGAATCTTGCACTTACCAATCTTTGAACATCCGCAGCACCCTTTTTCATTGCAGGATTATTCGCATACAAACTTTCAGGACTTCCCAATTTTCGTTCTAATCTTGGGTCCATTCTTTCGGGTCTATTCCCGTAATCTATTTGTTCTTTAATCTTCGCCATTTTATTATTTCAATAAATTTAAGATAACATCAATTACTTCTTTTTTCGCATCTTCAGGAGATATTCTTCCTGCTTTCGGGTCAATTTGTTCTCCAGGTCTCGGATTTTTTCCGGGATGTGCAGGTCTTGTTCTTGGTTTCGTGTCAGGTTTAGTAATTGGTTTAGTTGGGGCAGTAGTTGGTTCACCAGCTTTTGGGTCTATTTGCTCTCCCGGTCTTGGGTTTTTACCTGGATGTGCGGGTCTTGTTGTTGGTTTGGTATCAGGTTTGGTGATAGGTTTTGTTGGAGCTTCAGTTGGAGCCTCAGACAAATATTTCAATAAGTCTCCCTTAGTAATTCTCGGTAATATGTTTCTTTCCACGATTTTAGTAATTTCTGATTCTATAAACAAAGATACAGGATTTTTTCCTTCTTCCAATTGTTTTTTTACAGACTTTACACATCTTTCAAATTTTCTTGTCTTTTTAGGGCCAACCTGTGCATGACATATTGCCCATGGGTTTGGTTGACCTGGCTTAAGGTCTTCCTCACTCATACCCATCTTTTGTCTATCGTTGTCTGAATCATCATCCATCCCATCAGGTGCCATGTCATTGGCCATGTGAGGGGCGTCTTGTCCCGTTAAGTTTTGTAAAGCATCGGCCCCCAAAGCGTTTTTGTCGTCAACATCATCTGTTTCAGTCTCTTTGACTTCACCATCTTTTTCATAAACCTCAAAAGGTTTTTTCTGACTTTTCAGAGTAGTGATAGTCCCCGCATCATCTTTGGACACCATAGTGACTTCACTTACAAGTTTGGAGTGTAATATGTTAATTTGAGATTCAGTTAATTTCCCAACAGTTTTTGCAGATAATCCTTTATCAATTAATTCGAGTGCCTTTTTATTAATTTTCATAAACTACTTTTTTTTCGAATTCTAATATCAAATCTCTTTCGTAGAGTTTGTCTTTTATTTGTTGTTCGGACATTCCAAATCTAAAAACCATTCTTTTGTGATTTTCATATTCGTCTGTTTCCCAGGCTAATGCAACCACGTCGTCAATTGCATCTTCCATAGAAAAAAAATCGGAGTTCTGAATCAATTCCAATTTTACATCAGTATTTCTCAGAACTCCTACTTTTTTAATATGATGTAATTCGGGAGGACTTGGATAACCGTTAGCCGGTCTACTTTCCCAAGAATCTCCCCAAACATCAAGACTATC